TCATCGTTTCAGTGCATTCAAAATCTGCAAAGCCTCCTGTGCCCGCATATAATCTGACATAAATTGCCAGTCTGGATCACCGTCCAAGGAAACCGGGAGAAGTATTTGCTCTCTACGAATTCGTTCGTCATTAATTTCCCGATTAAAGCTGTATTTTTCTTGCAAACGAGAAACTAATGTTGCTAAAAATTGATAGCTATATTCATTCAATTTGCTATTTCCTAATGCTGTCACGTGATCACTTGCTACAAATTCAAATGGCTGATAAAAAGCTGTTCCTACAGATCCACTATTTGCTACTGTTAAGCAGTTCTGATACACACGCACTTTTTCATCGTTGCCGACGAAACCATCAACACCGTTGTTCTGAGCAGTAGAGGAAACGTAAGGCATCTTTCCTATTATATGATCGTCTTTCTTTAATCGCTTTCCGCGACCTATGTTTTTGAACATCTCTTCGTACCCGAAAGCCTTCCAATCTCTATCGGTCAGTACCCCCCCCCCTGAATGTTTATGCACGATACCAGTTTTTCATACCGATTTTGCATAATTTCTGTAACATATGACAAGGAATCTGATTCAAGTTTTGCGATGGTCTGCTCCATGTAAGCATGGTTCAGTGCTCCGCTGTCCGTAAGAGGAAGCATGATGCGCTGTTCGGCAAGACGCGTGGAGTTTGCCGTATAGGAGTAGGAATACCTCTCGCGATTCGATTCAAAGCAGCGGGCAATAAATTTTAAAGCTCCGGCGGAAAGTGCTCGCTTCGGCGACAAGATGTTGACCTTTGTTCCCGTATAAAATGGTGTGGTCTGCACAAAGGGTTTTGCCGTCTCATTGCCGATGGTAATGACAGGTACTTTATCCCAAAGATAAGCCTCATCATGTCCTTCGGTAAATCCGTCAACACCGTTGTTCGTCTCTTTGCGCGTGACATAAGGAATGCGACCATTCTCTTTGTCAATTTTGTTGCCGTCCAGCGTCTTCCCAATAGTGATGTTAAAAAGATCGCCCAGTCTAACGCCTCCCCATGTGGTGTCAGGCATGGCGCCTAAAGCAAGCAAGTCATCCAGTAGTCGATCCTTGAAGTAGGGCAGGACTTTCTCCAGCATGCGTTTTTCCTGCTCCTTCATGTAGTCAGACATGAATTGCCAATCGGGTACACCATCGAGAGTGATGGGGAGAAGGATTTTTTGTCTTTTCATTCGTTCAGCATTGAATTTGTATCCGTATGCATATTTTGATTTTTGTTGCAAAATGCACTGCTTAAGAAAAAGAAGTGTATATTTGTCGTTCGAATCAGTTTTTTTGATACCAATACGCTTCACGTCATCAGAAAAAGTGGCTTTATAAGGATGATAAAAAGTTTCTACAACACTGCCGTTATAATTAACGCCAAGGATGTTCTGATCAGTGCTCTCGTTTTCATTAGATACAAACGCCGTAATTCCATTATTGGAATCAGACGCGCCAACAAACGGTATCTTGCCTGGTTTCATATCAGCTTTTGTGAGTCGCTTCCCAGACTTAATTGTAAGCTCATCTTCGATAAAAAAGTTCTTCCATTCTCTATCCTGCAAGCTCAGCATGTGCTCACCTCCTCGAAGAGGTAGCCTCTTCCGTGAGTGATCATGTCGAACTCGAAGGTCAGGTAATCTGCGATGGTTTTCTGAAAATCTTTCTCCGTCGGGATCTCGTCATTAAAGTAGTAGAAAGAGTGCAGCCATTCATCATCCGCTTCAATAGTGGTTTCCACCATGAACTTGGTCGGAGCTTCCCGTTTTCCCCGGAAGCAATCCAGCAGGCGCTGTTTTTTATCCTTGGCGGTCTCTGTCTCCACCAGTCCGACGTGTTTTCGTACCACGAAACCGTCATCTTCAAAATTAAAAAACTTCACCAACCGATCTTTGGGCTGTGGTTTATGAGCCGTAAAGACAGCAATACTGGGATTTACACCGACGCGGTAAAAGGTGTTTTTATTCAAGGTAATCACGGCTTCCAGCGTGTGATTTTTTAAGATGCGCCGCTTCGTCTTTTTATCTTCACCGTTTTTGCCAATCATGGTGGATTGCGGAACGATGACCGCCACCCGTCCGCCTTCGGCCATGCAATCTAAAAGGTGTTCCACAAAGGAGATCTCTCGCAACTTGGATGTGGCATCATTTTTCCCTTGCGAGTACGGCGGATTCATCATGCCGACGCTGGGCGCAATGGTTCGCTGGATTTCTTCTGCGGAGCGATTAAAGAAGTCGTCGCATTCCAAGTTTGATCTGCCGTCTCCACGTAAAATCATGTTAGTTGTAGCGATGGTGAACATGTCTTCACGCAACTCGATGCCGTGGATTTGCTTTTCCTTGATTTCGCTTCGCTGGTGTTCGTCCTTCGCATTTTTGAGCATCCTGTGCATTCCAGCGATGAGGAAGCTGGACGTTCCCGTACAGGGATCGAATAGAGTGTCGGTCGGTTTCACATCCAGCAAGTCACAAAAGAGTTCGCAAATATGGCTCGGTGTGAGTACAACGCCGAGAGACTGCCCGTCACCGCCGGAGTAACTCATAAACTCAGAATAGAAGCGTCCGAGGATATCTTCTTTTACATTCGCACGCAGCGCTTGCAGGATATTTTTCTGTAGGTAAATGCCAAAGTACTTAAGCGGTGTCATACCCAAGTCATCGCGCTTTTTATTGAGTGACTGTCTGTTCTTGATAATGGTGAATTGATCCAGAATCATCTCACGTTTTACATCGGGTTTTACCCGGATACGTTTTAAGTGGTTTGAGAGAGCTTCCCAGACAATATCTCCATCCGTTTTGACCTCATCGCCGATCAGATCATCCAATTTGAAGCTGGGATCTTGCAATGCCAAAAGAAGCGCCGAGACTACCAGGGGCTTTTCGGTTTCGCCAAGCTGTGCATAGTCGCGCAGATATTCATGCAGCTCGGCAGCGAGTTTGACGATCTCTTCCAGTTCCAGTTCCTCATCGGCACGAATACCTTTCACCTGCTCGTTATAATAAGCGTCGATGTTTTGCTCATTGAAATTGATGAAAGTTTCAACTGGATCGAGAATCGAGATGGTTTTTCCATCACAAAAAACCGGCTGGATCAGGTGGTGAACCTCATCACCGGAAACCCCGACGGCAAAAATCTTCTTAAAAGGTGTATGTTTGGCAACGTGTTCGCCATAGTGAACTGCCCCATTGACAGCGTAATTTACCGTCGCATCCACCGAGCGATCCAAAGTACTCTGATCCTCATTCCATTTGATATGAAAATTGGTATCTCGTTTATCTTCGATAATCAGCACAAAGTCTTTCACTTGCGCAATAAACTCCGGGCTACCGAGTTTTCCCGTGCCACGTTTGGACGCTGTTTTTAACGCTTCATCAATATCTTTAATGCCGCTGATTTCTGCAGTCGCTTTGATCTCTGCTTCACGCAGAAGTTCAGCCACATAAATATCTGTGTTCTTTTCTCTTGGCATGGACTTTTATTTCCTCCTCTCGGGCACTTAGATGGATCTGTTTTCAGACTTTGCAAACAGTAATCCGTTAGCTGTTGTTGCATATCTCTGTTTGCTGCTGGTCGGCTTATCCGGAATGGTCAAGCGCAATAACCCGATATCTACCAGCGGTCGAATGATGTTTTTTCTAAAGTACTCTGCTGTTTTAATACCGCAGAATGTCTGCATTTCTTGCCGGCTGCGTGGCTCTTTGCAATAGTCCAGTAGTTTTTGGATTTCTTCTGTTGATAGTTTCACCTGAGAATAGACTTCCGTACTGACTTGCGTACCAACTTCCGTACTGACTTGCGTAGTTGATTTGTTGGAAGTCGGTCCCACACTTGCCGTCGCTGCCTCAGAAAGCGGAATGGTGATGGTAAAGACATCGCTTTCCGTGAAGGTAGGCTGCCCGCCGGAATAGAGCTTAGTGTATTTATAAGTATTGCGCATACCACTGCCCAATTCGTCGGCAAGCCCGATCTCGCGGAAGACTTTCGCAATCGGCGGGTTTTTAGCAAAAGGCTTAAACGTCTTCAGGTTGAGGTTGCCGTGGCCATGTGCCAGATTGGCGTTTTCCGTCGTGATCTTATCTGCCTCAATCACGAGCTTCGCCACATAGCCGCTGGAAAAATCTCGATGCATGAGGAGGTTGGAGACAATCTCACGTAAAATCTTATCTCTGGCGCTGATACGCTGAATTCCTTCCATGACAAAGAGATCGTTTAAGTGTTTCTGTCCAAAAGCAATGAGCCGGTCATAGCTTTCAATGAGGTTTGTAATCACGACATCGCGGTCATCGTAGCGATCGACATTAAAGACGCGAAAGATAGCGTCGGTCTTGTGCTGGGGGAGCACCGACATAATGCGGTTATCGCTGCCAAAGAGCAAAATTGCAGCAAGCGTCAGACCTTCTTGATTGGTATCCGGATCTTTCAAGATGAGTCCGCAGCTTCGAAGCATCTCTTCATCACTCATATCCAGCCATGCGTGATGCTCAGTATTAACACGAGTCATTCGTCTTGCTCGCTCCAAAAGATCCTTGCGCAAAGCAGTAATAGGAATCGCCGGATACACCTTGTTCACGAAATAAGTGTTTTGCTTTCTCGCATAAAGCTTAAAAACCAAATCAGCGTTGTCGGTGATATCGATATCGGAGTCGTTATTGCGGTCGTAAATACGCCCGGCACTGCGATAAACCGTCTTTCCAGAAGGAACGTAAATATAAAGGATCGTTTTGCCATCCTCTTCATACTCTTCCGGCGTGAGATAAAGCGGCGGAAACATTTTCGACTCATTGTTAATCGTCGTCACAAAATCTTTTTTGATTTGCATAATACGATCCGGCTCAACACCTGCGACTGTTCCATCGTCTTTTACTCCGAGAAAAATATGTCCGCCATCACGGTTGGAAAAAGCGCAGACGGTTTCGTAAACATCTTTTGTAATATCCGTTCTTGAGCGTTTAAACTCAACGCTGATGTTTTCTCCTGCGCGAATGAGTTTTTGTAATGTTTCAGGCAGTCTCACCGTTCATCCTCCTCTCGTATGGTCTCAAACAGGTCTTCCACCTTGCAGTCCAGTGCCTCAGCGATTTTCAGCAGCACATCCATGCGTACATGCTCGTTTTTCCCGAGTTTGGCTACCGAATTACTACTGATATCTGCGGCATCTCTTAACTGGACTTTGTTCATGTTCTTATCGATTAAAAGTTTCCACAGCTTGTTGTATATGATTTTCATCGATTTGCCTTTCTGCTCCATTTGTCTCCGAAGAGAGCCTGCTCATTGTTCTCAAGTTTGATGACCGTCTGTTTTGCAATGATGCTTTGTGCTTCTTCGGAGCAGTTCAACGTCTTATCGATAGCTATAAAGATTTGTTTCTCTTTTTCTTTGTTATAGATTTCAATCATCCGGCTCATGTCAGGACGTGGCATAGGATCAAAGAGGATGGAGTCATGCGCAATCGCCGGCAGCACTGTCGTATCTAAAACGGCGAGGTCATAGATCATCATCCCGCGATAATTTGTACTTGTGCCACTGTCCTTTGGCGTCTCAAAGTCATAGCTGTCAAACTTTGAGATTGTCAGATGTGGAGCATTGTACTGATCATCTGTTATGTAGTCATTGATTTCTTCCATCTTCCGGTTAATTGTGGCTTCAATTTCTTTAAGGACGAATTTCATTTGTTCTTGGTAGCGGTTATTTGCCTGTTTCTTCTCTTCTTGGAGTTTGTTCCGCTGATCAAAGGCATTATTTTCGTCCTGCAGTTTATTGATTCTTTGTTCCAATACACTGTAGGCTGTCAGGAATTCCTGAGTAAAAGTCATGGATGGCCGAATTTCAGACATTGCATTTCGAATGCTTTCTTCCTGTTCCTGCAAAGAGGCAAGTTCGACCGTAATCTTTTGTTTTGCACTTTCCAATTCCTCTTGAAGAATGCCTTGGATCTTGCTATGGAAAGACTCGATATCCATGAGCTTATTAAAATTTGCTTCCGGGAAGAACTCGGCAAGACTTTTCAGATCCGCTTCTGTCGGATAAATACCGCGCTGTAGATTTAGTTCAAGCAAATGCAGATCGTCTTGTTTGCCTTTGACGACGCGCCGGATATCGGTATATGCACGTTCTATTTCGTTGGCACGATTTGCTTCTTCCACTTCCGCCTCGTTGATGGGACGACTCCCTGAATTACAAAGCTCATCTCTTTTTTCTTCCAGTTCACGAATGGCTACGATGTTTTCTTGATACTTTCCCATTCCGTCTACGGCAGAGGGTATGAACTCATATTTTCTGGCTGCTTTGAATGCATCAATCTTATCTTCCACCAGATGAAGCTGTTCTTCAAAAGCCAGAATGGAAGAATACATGTTGTAGAGTGCCACCAAAACATGGATGGCATCTTTTTGTGATTCATTTCCACCGCGCATTTGAAGCGGTCTGAACTCATTGAGGTTGTTCTTGCCATAGATCCTAAAAAAGCGACTTACCGTATTTCTGAAGGAAAGACCGGGTAAATCCATGTCATATTTTTTCGCAAGCCAGTCCGTGAATTCTTTGATTTCCATCGAATCAATGGGGTCGTTATTCTCATCTACCTTGAAAACTCGCTTTGCGTCTGCTGTATTTCTGGCAAAGCGATAATCTTTACCGGCAAATGAAAAGACAAAGTAAATCGTGTGGTTGCCCAGCTCTCTCACCGGCTCGCTTTTAAGATAGGTATTCCCGCCAAAAACAAAGTCAATAATAAGGAGCATGGTGGATTTGCCGATGGATGCGGCTTTTCCGGGAATGCTTCCAAGCACCACGTTCAGTCCTTTATGAAAGATAACAGGTGGTCTTTGTCTTTTATTTTCTTTGAACAGTTCGCAGCTTATTTCTCGGAGCACAGAAAGATCCTCCCTTCGTCATCAAGCTCTACCTTTTGCATGGCATAAAGGCAGTCGAGAGCTTCGATGAGACGCACAGTGTCCTGATGCTTATGCGAAAGCTTTTGATAGATTTCGCGAGGAGATTTCGGATGATCCAGCATCCTCAAAATCTCAGGCATGAGTGGCAATGCACTCTCTTCGTATGAAAATAATTTATTTGGTAAGAGCATCGAATACCTCACAAGACTGTATAAAATACGAAATCACGATGTAGCAATAGCGAACATCCTGTTTCGTAATGCTTTGCAGGCGTTCTGCCAACAACTGATAAATCAGCTCCGCCGGCAGATTCTTTTTCGCGAGCTTTTGGTAGGACACTTTGATTTGTGCCCTAAGTAGCTCGTCGCTGAAGACTTCCTGCTTGACCAGTTGTTTCATGTTCTTTTCTATGAAAAGGTAGTAACGCGTGACATTTCGCATTACCTCATCTAAAAGAAAATAATCCGCATCCTGATCTATCTTTTTTGTCACCGTAATGGCGTTATAGTTTAAATCCGCAAAATCGGAGACTTTGGCTCGACTAAGGTTTTCCAATACACGCCTGATGCCTTTTTCTATGTCCGTTCCGCGAAGCGTGGTGCGGGCATTATTTGTCTGGACCTGCAGCTGTTTTATCTTTTGCAGCTCTTTTTCGTCGGCTTGAGTATGTTTTAGACTGTAAGACTGAAAGCAGTCATGGCAAAGCGGAATCAGGTTTTCATAGCAGTTTTTATTGCCGGAAATATGAGCAACGCAGTAGTCATCTTTGCTTTGATGATCATCCGCCACTGTTTGAAGATGTTTGGAACAACCAGGCTTTGAGCAAGTGTGCTTGCAGTCTTCCAAGAGCGTGGCACCGTATTTTTTCTTTGCCCGCTCGGATGTCATATTAGCCTTTGCCATCTTGCGGTCATTTTCAAGCTCAGGATTAACGATAAATTCCAAAGACTCCTTGATGAGGTCAAAGATCACCTCTGCCACGTTAGCCCTTGTGACTTTTTTGTCAGTGAATGGCTGGACGTCCTCGGCTAAAGCATTGAGTAAGGACTCGTCCTCATCATATTCGTTGATATACGCCAAAGAGTTTACAAAATTATCTTTTGTCATCCTACCGAGCATGGCTTTGGCAAGTTTCTTTGAAATACCACGCTTATAAAACTTATATAGGGATGCATCTTTATACCGTGAGTCTGAAGATGGATCCTTTTTTGTGCTCCATTCTTCCTCTGGTATATCGCAAAACCTTTGAATTAAATCTCTCATAAAGTCCGGAACCTCAGCATCTTTCATGAGGTGCGGATGAATGGCATGCAAAAGTTCTGTGAACAGCATCTTCATCACCCCTCTTTCCGATTTTGTCCAAACTGTCCAACGTTGTCCAAGAGTGTCCAAATACGAGATGAACCATTTCGTATATTGAGTATGACCACTGAGAGACAAGCAAATTATACCAAAAATCTTCATATTAAACAACAGAATATTGGCATTTGCAAATCTCAATTTGGCAAATCTTGGATGCTTCCTTCTTGGAACATCCGAGTCCTGATGGGTGGCTGCATCGTCTGATCAACGGTGGCGCACGGTTCTCATCCGGCAAGTAAATATTTCTGACTTCGTTATGCGCAAGCGCAGTCACAACCCCGAGCGGAGATTTCCGCGGGGCTTGTGGTCTGTTTACTGCGCCCATTTTGCCTTGCCCTTCTCCGTCTCGGATTCGAGATGAAGGAGGTCTGTAAATGGCAGCTCAAAATGTATCAAAGATTTATATTCGCGGTCTCGGTCTGGTCGAGACAAGCCCTGAACACAAGAAAGACTACGAGAACGAATGCGCCCGTATCCGCATGAAGATGCAGTATCACGGCGAATGCCACGTCACCAAGGCAAACATCAACCGTTGCGATGGCATATGCGTCGGCTGTCCATTTCGTTCTGCCGGGAAGTTTGTCTCCATCCATGACACCGTACAAACAGACAGCGCGCTTACCTACGCCGATGTGCTTCCCGCATCGGAAGCTTATTCACCGGAAGGCGTCCTTGCGCGTAAAACATTGCGCGAAGAACTCAGCCGTATTTTCGCAGGTCTCACGGACGAGGAGCGCCAAATCATCCGTCTTGTTGTCGCCGGTCAATCCGAGCGCGACATGGCAGAAATCCTCGGCATCAAACGCACCACACTGAACTACCGAAAACGTCAGCTTTTTGCTCGGCTGAAAAGCCGGCATCCGGAGCTTCGTGACCTTCTTTTGGATCTCATCTCTTATTCCTAAACCTTAAACCTTCGTCCAACGTCCCTCCCTTTCTTCAGGGAGGGATAGAGGGGCAAAACGGCAGGCCCCGAAGGAAAGGAGGTAGCCATGAGACCACAAAGCAATGTGCCGGGTGTGACAAGAGAAGAACTCATCGAAGTGCTCTCTGCCATATCAATTATCACCAAAGACCTGACAAGAAAACTGATTCAGACAAAGAAAGGAGGCAATCCCTATGGGACAGATGAAAAAGATGAAAGCTGTTATAGACGACCTACATTCCTGTAGCGAACAACTAAGCGATATCGCTGCCGAGCTGGAAGCGATGTTCAGCACGGCACCGGAAGAAGTGGCGGTTCCTGCAGCAACGCCAAAGCCGGAGCTGAAGCTTGAAGACGTGCGGGCCGTCTTAGCGGACATCTCCCGTGCGGGTCACACCGCAGAAGTGCGCGCCCTGATCGAAAAGTACGGCGCGGACAGGCTCTCTAAAGTTGATCCGAAAAATTACGAAGCTCTGCTTCATGACGCGGAGGTGCTCCATGCCAAATAAACATGCGCTGCTTTCCGCATCGAGTGCCTATCGCTGGCTTGCCTGCCCGCCATCAGCTCTGCTTTCGGCAAAGTATGAGGACACGTCAAGCTCTTATGCACAAGAAGGCACCGCGGCGCACGCTCTTGCCGAGTACAAGGTGCTGAAAGCGTTAGGCAGGAAAGCCGATGATCCGACGGAGAATCTTGATTATTTTAACGAGGAAATGGATGAAGCGACCGATGCCTATGCTGGCTACGTGCTGGAGCAAGTCGCCGAAGCTAAAAAGGCAACGACTGATCCAATCGTTCTGGTGGAACAGCGTGTGGACTTTTCCACCTATGTACCGGATGGTTTTGGTACTGCCGATGCACTCATCATCGCCGACGGCAAGCTTTCCATCACAGATCTCAAATATGGACAGGGCGTGCTCGTTGAAGCCGATCATAATCCGCAGCTCATGTGCTATGCCCTCGGGGCCTATGAGATGTTTTCTGCGCTCTATGACATTGAGACCGTATCGATGACTATCTTTCAGCCACGGCGTGACAACGTATCCGTCTTTGAGATGAAAGCATCGGATCTGCTGGAATGGGCAGAGAACACACTCAAACCAAAGGCGGAACTTGCCGCCGAAGGTAAAGGCGACTTTACAGCCGGCGAACATTGCCGCTTCTGCAAGGCAAAGGCCGACTGCCGAGCCAGAGCGGAAGCCAATCTCGCGCTGGCAAGATATGACTTTGCCCTTCCGCCTACCTTAACCGATGCGGACATCGAAGCGATTTTGCCTCTTCTTGATGAACTTACAAGCTGGGCGGAAGACATCAAGGCCTATGCCCTGACACGTGCAGTGGCAGGAAAAGAGTGGCACGGATATAAGCTCGTCGCAGGAAGAAGCAACCGTAAATACGTAAACGAAGATGCCGTCGCAAAGAAGGTATCCGATGCAGGCTTTAATCCTTATGAGGAAAAGCTCCTCGGCATCACCGCTATGACCAAGCTCTTAGGCAAAAACCGCTTTGAAGAGCTGCTCTCATCTCTTATTGAAAAGCCGCAAGGAAAACCAACCCTCGTGCCGGAGTCCGATAAACGTCCGGCCATGAATTCAGCAAAAGAAGATTTTAAGGAGGAAAATTAAATGTCAAAATTTACAAACCCGATGAAGGTTATCACAGGAAAAGACACTCGCTGGAGTTATGCCAATGTGTGGCAGCCAAAATCCATCAATGGAGGCACACCGAAGTACAGCGTTTCGCTCATTATCCCCAAGTCCGATACCATCACTTTAGGAAAAATCAAAGCTGCCATCGAAGCTGCCTACAAGGAAGGTGAAGCCAAGCTGAAAGGAAACGGCCGCTCGGTACCTGCGCTTGCGGCAATCAAAACGCCGCTTCGTGACGGAGATGCTGAACGTCCGGACGATGAAGCCTATGCAAACAGCTACTTTGTAAACGCGAACTCCACCACCAAGCCGGGCATCGTCGATGCCGACCGAAACGAAATCATCGACAGCTCAGAGGTCTACTCAGGCGTTTACGGCCGAGCATCTATCAATTTTTATGCGTTCAACTCCAACGGAAACCGCGGCATCGCCTGTGGTCTCAACAACCTGCAGAAAATCCGTGACGGCGAGCCGCTCGGCGGTCATGCTTCTGCTGCAGAGGATTTTGCAACCGATGATGACGATGACTTCTTGAGCTAAGAGGTGCGCCATGACAACTGTACTTGATTTCATGTGCCAGCTCATCTTATCGATGGCTGTCGGATTCACCTTCGGTGCCGCCTTTGCCAACGTGCTCATTGCAAGACTGGAAAAGCGCGAGAAGAAAAAAAACGACACCACAACCCGTTAAAAGCAAATGATGCGGAGAGGCAGACTGGAGATGCAGTCTGCCTTTCTGCCTATTTAGGAGGTGAAATTTTGAAAACACTTAGCATTGATATAGAGTCATTTTCGTCCGTTGAACTGGCCAAAGCAGGCGTATATAAGTACGCCGAAGCGCCTGATTTTAACATTCTGCTCTTCGGCTGCTCGATCGATGGCGGTGAAGTTCAGGTCATCGACCTTGCACAAGGCGAACAAATCCCCAACGTCATTCTGGATGCATTGACAGACGACACCGTTATTAAATGGGCATATAACGCGAATTTTGAGAGAGTTTGTTTATCTCGCTATCTATCAGATATGGGCATGAGCCTTGATCCCTTTCATGACCATCATCCGCTTTCAACAGAGATGGCAAGATTTCTTAATCCCGCCTCTTGGCGCTGTTCGATGGTCTGGGCAGCAACTTTGGGTCTTCCTCTATCACTGGAAGGTGTCGGTAAAGTACTCGGCCTTCAAAATCAAAAGATGAAAGAAGGTAAAGACCTCATTCGCTATTTCTGCATGCCGGACAGGCAAACCGGAAAACGACATCTTTCCTCTGATGCACCGGACAAGTGGAAAACCTTCAAGGCCTACAACAAGCGCGATGTCGAGGTGGAACTTTCCATAAAAGAGAGGCTCAAAAATTACCCAGTGCCGGATTTTCTCTGGGACGAATACGCCATTGACCAGGAGATTAACGACCGCGGCGTGAAAGTCGACCTTGCTTTGGCCAGCGCAGCCGTTGAGATGGACAGGCGCTCCAAGGATGAGCTCATCACCAAAATGAAGAACATCACGAATCTGGAAAACCCTAATTCGGTCGTTCAGATGAAAGACTGGCTTGCCCAAAACGGTATGCCCACGGAGTCGCTCGGCAAAAAGCAAGTCGCAGAACTGATTCAAACCGCACCGCCTAAGCTGCGGGATGCTCTTGTGCTTCGCAGTCAGCTCGCCAAATCATCGGTTAAGAAATATCAGACGATGCAAAATGCCGCCTGTAAAGACGGCAGAGTTCGTGGCATGTTCCAGTTCTACGGCGCCAATCGAACCGGCCGCTGGGCAGGGCGGCTTGTCCAGATGCAAAATCTGCCAAGAAACCACCTGCCGGATCTTGGCGCTGCCAGAGCGCTGGTGAGAGTAGGAGATTTTGAAGCTGTTAAATTCCTCTACGAAGATGTACCGGACACCTTATCCCAGCTGGTACGGACCGCTTTTGTTCCAAAGGAAGGTCATAAGTTCATCGTTTCCGACTACTCAGCCATTGAAGCCAGGGTTATCGCCTGGTACGCAGGGCAGCAAGATTCCCTCGATGCCTTTGTAGCCGGAAAAGACCTTTACTGCGAGACGGCATCGCGAATGTTCGGGTTACCCGTCGTTAAACACGGTATCAATGGAGAACTCCGCCAAAAAGGGAAAATAGCAACACTGGCCTGTGGCTATGGCGGCTCGGTCGGAGCCTTAAAAGCGATGGGCGCGCTTGAGATGGGACTTTCCGAAGAAGAATTAAAACCCATCGTTGATGCTTGGCGATCTGCCAATCCGAAGATCGTCAGATTCTGGTGGGACGTGGATCGTGCCATCCTTGAAGCTGTCCGCCATAAGAAAGTCACCAAGACACACGGTCTCACCTTTCGCTGCCGTTCCGGCATGCTCTTCATCATGCTGCCCTCCGGAAGGGCCTTAGCCTATGTAAAACCAAAGCTCGATGAGAACCGCTTCGGATCTCCCTGCGTCACCTATGAGGGTGTCATCACCGGAAAGAAATGGGATCGCATTGACTCCTACGGTCCAAAGTTCGTGGAAAATATCGTGCAGGCAACTGCTCGTGACATCTTGGCCTATGCCATGCGGACACTTCATAACTGCTCGATTGTTATGCATATCCATGATGAGGTCGTGATTGAAGCCGATCCTCGTATGTCCCTTGATGCAGTCTGTGAACAGATGAGCCGCACGCCGCCGTGGGCTGAAGGCTTGCCGCTCAAAGCCGACGGCTATGAGTGCGAGTTTTACAAGAAAGATTAAAAAGTCTCGGCTACCAAAACGGTAGTCGAGATTGTTTTAAGGGAGTGAACGTTTCGTTCACTCTATGAGAGCGATGCTGCTCAATAACACTTTGTTATTGAGTTTTCAAGGGTGTCACTTTTCGCTACCTCCTTTTGCGGTTTTAGCAATCTGAGCAGTGGCATGTTTTTTATTTTCTCTAAAAAGTTCGTCCAAACCATCTCCGTTTCTTCAGGAAGTGATGAGGGCAGCAATGGTGCTCCCTCCATCTGTAGAAACGGAGGTTTTTAATGCAAGAACTAATTCCAAAAGACGAATACGGAGTATTCGCAGACAACCATGACACAGCTCGTGTCGATTCAAGAGCAATTGCGCAATTTTTCGAGAAAGAACACTTCCATATCCTGCGCGACATTCAAAAACTCACTGAATCCAAATCTGGATTGAGTGAACAATTTGTTAAGCTCAATTTTGAGCTCAGTAGTTATAAGGACAATACCGGACGAAAACTGCCCTGTTACTACTTAACTCGTGATGGTTTCACCATGTTGGCAATGGGATACACCGGCAAAAAGGCAATGCGGTTCAAAGAACTCTATATCAAGCGTTTCAACGAAATGGAAACCTTCATCAAAACGCTGGTATCGGCAAGACAGGAGTTCCCACTGCTGACGGAAAACATCCAGCTTCTCCATGACAACCCGAAACCATATCACTACTCGAACGAATGCAATATGCTTAACCGCATCGTGCTTGGCATGGATGCCAAGCATTACCGAGAAGTACACGGCATCGATAAAGGAACATCCATACGTCCGTATCTTTCGCAAGATGAAATCTCCATGCTCAACATTTTGCAAAAAGTCGATGTCGGACTGCTTGTTGCCGTCCCTGATTTTCAGCAACGAAAACGCTACCTCGAATGGTATGCCATGAAACTACAAATCAAGGAGGTGCGCTGATGGAAAACCTATATCAAAACGCAGAAGGCTACGCGGATCCGACCGCCTATGAAGCAATCTTTAAGACGCATCGCTATCCTTATATGCCGCTTGTCTATATCGCCTCTCCTTATGCTGGAGATGTTGAGAAAAACACCGAAGCCGCCAAGCGCTATGCCCGCTTTGCCGTTGATCAAGGCTTTATCCCAATCGTGCCCCATCTCATGTATCCGCAGTTCATGGATGAGAAAAGCGAACGTGAGCTGGCGCTTTTCTTCGGACAAATCCTGATCGACAAATGCACCGAGCTTTGGGCATTTGGAAAACCCTCTCTCGGTATGACCAAAGAGATCGGATATGCCAAATACCACAGGCGAAACGTTCGCTATTTCACCGAGGACTTGAAGGAGGTTGAAGAATGAGAATCAGCTATTCGAATGTTCGCGGCAAGAAAACAAATACAAGCTATCCCTTTATTGCAGAGATCAAAACGGCAGACGACCTGAAAAATGTCGCTGCCTTTGATCACGTCTGTGCGATTTACAAGGATGGCTATAACCAGCGCAAGAAGCTCATCAAAGGTTACCGGAGCAATAAAACCTTTCAGGAATCCGACTGTCTGCCGCTGGACTGTGACAACGTATCTTCCGATCCATTAGCTTCAGATATTCCGCCTGCTGAGTGGAAAACCCCGAAAGATGTTCAAGCGGCTTATCCTGACGTGCGCTTTTTTGTGGTTTATTCTCGAAATAACATGAAGGAAAAGGACGGCAAAGCCGCGCGTCCCAAGTTTCACATCTACTTTCCTCTGAAAACTTCCATAAGCGATGCGAAGCTATATAACCGCCTTAAGAAAAAAGTGCGGGCAAGGTTTCCCGCCTTCGATGATGGTGCTCTCGATGCAGCACGTTTCTTCTTCGGTGTTGAGAATCCACAGGTTGAATATTTCGATGGTACTTTTTGCATTGATGAATTTATGAGCCGTGCCAATGCCAAAATCACAGAAGGCGCGCGAAACACTACCATGTCCCATTTTGCAGGACTTGTGCTCAAGAAATATGGCACCGATGACAATAAAGCGCATGAAGCCTATCTTGAGGAAGCAAAAAAATGCACACCGCCCCTTTCCGAAGAAGAGCTCGCCAGCATCTGGAACAGCGCAGTCGGTTTTTACAACAGCACCATCAAAGCGGATAAAAACTATATCTCGCCTGCCGAATACAACAGCATGGAATTCGAAGAAAGTCTCATCCCGTCTGACTTTACTGATGTCGGACAGGCAAAAGCCTTTCTCGAAGCGGCTACTGACAAGGTCATCTATGTCAAAGGTCTCGGTCTCTATTATTTCACGGGAAAGGTCTGGAAAGACGATGACCTCTTAGTGCAGAAAGCGCTGCAGGGATTTACCCATAAGCAGCTCTGCCTTGCGTGGAAAATGATGAATGAAGCGGAAAGTGATGAAACACAGGAAAAAGCGGAAGCCTTCTACAAGTTTGTCTTAAGCCGCCGGAAATCTTCCAACATCAAGGCAACTATCACTGAGCTGAAACCGATGGTGCAAGTCGATGTGAAAAGGCTTGATCAAGACGGTTTTCTCTTAAATACACCGGACGGGACAGTGGATCTTCGCACAGGAAAACTGCGGACGCATGATCCGAAGGACTACTGCACCAAAATTTGTGCTGTGTCACCAAATGACAAAGGTATGGACGAATGGCTCCGGTTCCTTCGTGACTTCACCTGCAAAGACAAGGCTCTCGAAGATTACCTGCAGCTGGAATCCGGTGTAGAGTGCATCGGAGAAGTCTTAAATGAGAATCTTGTGATCCAGTACGGTGAGGGCGGAAACGGTAAATCCACCTTCAATAACGCCAAGTTCTATGTTTTAGGAGACTACGCCGGTACCATCTCCGCCGAGCTGTTAACCGTAAAGCCGACCAAGAACAAAGGTGCGGAGCTTGCCGAGACACACAACAAGAGGCTTATTCTCGCAGCCGAGCTACCCGAAGGGAAAAGGCTCGACTCAGGCTCTTTGAAAAATCTCTCCAGCACAGATCCCATCCATGCTGAGAAAAAATTTGAAGCACCTTTTAACTTTATCCCGACACATACGACGGTGCTTTATACCAACCATCTGCCCAAAGTTGGGACCATCGACAAAGGCACCTGGGACCGCCTGATCGTTATTCCTCTAAAGGCAAATTTCAGGGGTGCCAAGGGAGAAATTAAGAACTATGCCAAGGTGCTGTCCGAGCAATGCGGCGGGGCAATCCTCTCGTGGATGATTGCGGGAGCAAAGAAATACATTGATGCCGACTACAAACTTGTCCCACCAAAATGCGTCAAAGATGCCATGAATGCTTACCGTGAAGAAAACGACTGGATCAGCCATTTCTTAAGTGATTGCTGTGAGGAAGAAAAAACAGCTACCCAAAAAGCGGGTGAGCTTTATGAGAAGTACCGTGAGCACTGTGATGAGATCGGTGAATACAAAAGAAGCTCTGCTGATTTTAAGCGAGTTCTGATAGCACAAGGTTTTACTTGGCAAAAAACCGCTGAAGGCAACATATGGATAGGGCTTCACCTGAAACAAAACGGTGTTCTTAATGGAGGACGATTCTAAATTCAAAAACACGAGAAAACCCAGTTATATCAATAAGTTTCGTGGTTTTATGGAAGGCAATGGAAGCCATTTATATCTATCGCATAAATAAAAATCAACTCATCTATATGTAGTGATGATTTTGAAAAATATAGATATGTTACGTGGCCTCCATCGCCCTCCATACCCATCCCTGATGAAGCAGCAGGAAAAATTGCTCCTTGCCTTGAAATATCAGATTTATCGCCTGACGGCTTACGTGTTTAACGAAACGGAGAAAGTGATGAATGAAAAATCAATCGAACAAAAACTTGTCAAAGCCGCTAAATCCAAAGGTGGATTGTGTTTAAAACTTGTTTGTCCCGGCTTTGACGGCATGCCGGATCGGCTCGTGCTTTTACCTAACGGCCATATCGGTTTTGTCGAGGTAAAAGCTCCCGGCAAAAAGCCAAGACCGCTCCAGCTGGTACGGCACAGACAACTAAGGGATTTAGGCTTTCTGGTTTTCGTCTTGGGCGACCAAGAGCAGATCGAAGAAATACTCACAAAGATTGGAGGTGATGCCACATGAAGTTCATAGCCCACGACTACCAGAAATACGCCACCCGCTATATCGAAGAGCACGATGTTTCTGCAGTCCTCTTGGATATGGGCTTAGGCAAGACGGTCATCAGCCTTAGTGCCATACTTGACCTTCTCTTTGATCGCTTTGAAGCTCACCGCATTTTAATCGTAGCCCCACTTCGAGTCGCAAGAGAAACGTGGCCATCCGAGATCAAGAAATGGGATCACCTCTCCATGCTGACTTATGCGGTCGCCGTCGGAACGCTAACAGAGAGAAAAGCCGCGCTCCTTCAGGGCGCAGACATCACCATCATCAACCGGGAGAACCTCTCCTGGCTCATTGAAGAATCAGGACTTCCTTTTTCCTTTGACACGGTTGTGGTCGATGAACTCTCTTCTTTCAAGAATCATAAGGCCAAACGCTTCAAGGCTCTCATGAAAGTTCGTCCCAAGATAAAACGCATCGTGGGACTTACAGGTACGCCTGCGGCAAACGGGCTCATGGATCTTTGGGCGGAGTTCAAGCTCCTCGATATGGGAAAACGGCTCGGACGCTTCATCTCTCACTACCGGGAGCGTTACTTTGTCCCGGACGCTCGAAACGGGCAGGTCATCTTTTCCTACAAGCCAAAGCCGGAAGCAGAGGCGGCCATCTATCGAGCAATATCAGATATCACCATTTCCATGAAGGCAAAAGACTTCCTGAAGATGCCCGAGCTTATCAGCGTCACGCACGAAGTCGAAATGACCGACTGTGAATACGCTGACTATGAGAAGCTGAAAAAGGAACTGGTGCTGTCAGTCAAAGAAGATGAAATCACGGCCTCCAATGCCGCCGTTCTCACCGGAAAGCTTACTCAGATGGCAAACGGTGCGATCTATGCCGATGATGGGAAAGTCGTTCATCTCCATGATCATAAGCTCGACGTTTTGGAAGACATGGTTGAAGCGGCAAACGGCAAGCCACTTCTTGTCGCCTATAACTTCAAGCACGACCTAACGCGTATCGAAGATAGGCTCAAGAAGCTCAAGGTGAACTACCGAAAGCTCGATAAGGCAGACTCCATCCAAGCATGGAATGAAGGCAAGGTCGCTGTCGGGCTGATTCACCCCGCATCAGCAGGACACGGGCTTAACCTTCAAGCCGGCGGCTCAACGCTTGTATGGTTTTCGCTTCCTTGGAGCTTGGAACAATACAGTCAAACCAACGCAAGGCTCTGGCGGCAAGGGCAAACATCTGCCACCGTAGTGATTTCTCATATCGTATGTAAGAACACCATTGATGAACATATCCTCACGGTACTGAAAAACAAAGACAAAACGCAGGCAGCCTTAATTGATGCGGTCAAGGCAACCTTAGGACAATCCAAGTAAATCTAAGACAATCAGAGTCAACCTCCGTCAATCCGAGGGAAACCATCACTTGTTTTCACGGAGGAATAAAAATGCTGACACCAAAAGAGTATCTGCGCCAAGCCTACCGCCTTGACCAGAGAATTAATGCAACCATTGAGGAAGTCAAAAATCTGCGGGAGATGTCCGAAAGCGTCTCAGGACTTCGCTACCGGGAGGATCCCATTCAAACCACTCGTTCTATCGATGCACCATTTATCCGCGTGCTGGAAAAAGCGTGGGAGATCGAAGAACGCATTGCTGATGAGCTGTCGATACTTTATGACCTTAAAGAACAGATCAAAGATGCGATTGCAACGGTGAAAAATATCGACGAGAGACTCGTGCTTCAGTACCGCTACATGGATGGTATGACATGGGAAGCAATCGGCGAAACACTGCATGCTGACCGCACAACAGTCTGGAGATGGCATGGACGTGCCCTGCAGCACTTTAAGATGCCCAAATGTCCGATTGAGCTGGAATAATGCACGTTTTACAACACTTTGCAACAACATGCCACATGCCCTGACGTGGTAATATATAGTCAGGAAAAATATAAAACGAAAGCTCCAAAGGGAGAAATCCCCGAGGAGCTTTTTTCATGCCAAAAAGGAGGTGCGGATTGCCAAGAAAACCAAAAAAGCCGTGTTCTTATCCCGGGTGTCCGAATCTCACGGACGGCCGGTTCTGCGAAGAACACGAAAAGAAATATAACCGTGACTACGAAAAATATAACCGCGACAAAAACACCAAGAGAAAATACGGTCATGCTTGGAAAAGAATCCGGGACCGCTACATTGCGGCGCATCCTTTATGTGAGGAATGCCTGAAAGAAGGACGTTACACCAAAGCAACAGAGGTGCATCACCGCACTCCACTCTCTTGGGGCGGAACGCACAAGGAAGACAACCTTGAAGCGCTTTGTCATGAGTGCCATTCGAGAATCACGGCACTTATGGGAGATCGCTGGCATAACAAAAAGCCACCCCGGAAGGAGTGACTTTCCAACTCGTTATTCTGTTTTCATTCGCTTGATCATATTGAGTTGATCTCTTCTGGCATAGATGACGTTAAGAACGTAGACACGCTTCGCATTCTCCTCGATGCGGTAATAGATGTAAAAGTTCTTAGCACTTGTTTTCCGAATACCTCGTGAATGCCACGGCTCATCCGGAATGGGTGCGAAGATTCCTGCTTGGTAGGAAAGCTTTCCGATCGCTTCTCTGAGCGTTTGCAGATAGCTTCTTGCCGTGTCGGGAACAAGCAGTACGTAGGAAATGTAATCTCGAAGTTCCGTAAGATCATGTTCTGCGTCAGGCGTAATGATGACCTGATAGGCATCCACTATCTGATACCTCCTTCGAGATCATCAAAAACTTCATCGTACGGTCTTCCTTCGCCACGGATAGACTGGGCATAGCTGTGTTCAAGCTTGGCATTAAGTTCTGCTTTGCTTAATTCATCTGCCGCCTTCGGCGCGGATGGAAGCGTTAAGGAAAACGGAACGCCGTGCCTGTAAATAATCTGCCGATATAAAGAATTGATAACCACCGATGTGGGAATGCCGAGCTGTTGCAGGATCGCTTCTGCTTCATTTTTCACATCGCATTCAACACGTGCACTTACCGTTGCGTCTTTCATGGCTCTGCACCTCCTTCTTTAAAAAGATTGTACTACATTGTTTTGCAGATTGCAATACAAAAATGACCGTGGGGGCGGGTCAAATCTCTGTGAGCCTTCCGGCCGGGAACGGTGCGGCAGGGTCGTGTAAAGAACTTTTAATTCAAACGCCCTATTAAACCCAAAGATGATTTTTACGAACCGAAAGGAGGAATACCTCGTGGCAAAAGACGGAACCAACCGAGGCGGAAGACGCATCAAAGCAGGTCATAAGCCGGATGCACTTGCCGACAAAATCAGCAAAGGACAAAAAGCGACACACATTGAGTTCCCGCGTGCGGAATATCCGATCGCAGAACTCTACGGCGAAGACATGACAGACGGTGTGGAACTTGAAGGAGCGGATATGCCTGAGCCATCTTCCTACCTTTCTGCTCAACAAAGGGACGGGGAGCCTTTAGGCGCTGACCTAATCTATAAAGAGACGTGGGAGTGGCTTCAGGCACGCGGCTGCGAAAAGCTCATTAACCGCCGTCTCCTTGAAAGTTACTCGACAGCCTTTGCCCGCTTTATCCAGTGCGAGCTTGCTATCAGCAAATATGGGCTCTTAGGCAAACATCCAACGACCGGTGCTGCCATTGCCAGTCCGTTCGTGCAGCTCTCGCTCAACTTTCAGAAGCAGGCAAACCTTCTCTGGTATGAAATCTACGACATCATCAAGCAAAACTGCACGGAAGCCTTCGACGGCGATCCTCAGGATGACCTGATGGAGCGTCTGCTCCGAGAAAAGAAATGAGGTGAAGAAATGTTTGAAAAAGTAAATCCTGCACATCCCGATAAAGTTGCAGACCGCATCGCGGGAGCCATTGTTGACCTTGCTTATGCAAGCGAGACAAACCCCAAGATTGCCGTCGAAGTCCTGATCGGTCACGGCATCTGCCATATCATTGCGGAAACAAGCACGCTGATCTCAAAGGCAGACCTTGAAAAAACTGTGCGTCGTCTTGCCGGAAATGTAGCTGTAGATATTAAGCTCGTCCCACAAGACATACATTTGGTCAAAAACCAATGCTGGAAGCTGCGCTGCGGAGATAACGGCATCTTCTTAGGACTTCCCATCACAGAAGAAGAAAATAAACTCTCCGAGATTGCCAAAAGTATCTATGCCATCTATCAGACGGACGGCAAATATATATTAGACGGCGAAAAACTCGTCATCTGCCAGTCTCATGTTGAAACGAAAAAGCTCCAAGCGGCCTATCCAAACGCCATCGTCAATCCTTTAGGCGACTGGACGGGCGGCACGGACGTGGATACCGGAGCGACCAACCGAAAACTCGGATCCGATATGGGATCTTCCGTCACCGGCGGTGGTCTTCACGGAAAAGATCTCTCCAAAGCCGATGTGACGCTTAATATTTACGCCCATCTTCTGGCACAGAAAAGCGGAAAACCGATTCATCTTTCCTGCGCCATCGGAGACGCGTTTGTTGACGGCAAGCCGTATGCGGAGCTTGTGGAAATTGCCCGAGACTACATTCGCGCAGTCGGCGGTTTTGAGAAATTTGCGGAATGGGGGCTGATTTAGATGGATACGACAAAATTTGCTCAAGTTCCAATCGATAAGCTCATTCCCTATGCGAGAAATGCCAGAACGCACTTTCCGGAGCAGATCGCACAGCTTCGCGCCTCGCTTCGGGAATTCGGATTTATCTCACCGGCCGTGATCGACAACAAGTTTAACATCTTAGTCGGACACGGACGTATCGCGGCAGCCCGTGAGGAAGGCTACAAAACCGTCCCGTGCGTCTTTGCCGAAAACTTAACCGATGCACAAAAGCGCGCCTACATCTTGGCAGACAACCGCTTAGCCTTAAATGCCGGCTGGGATGAGGAAATGCTCTCTGTAGAGTTATCTGATCTTGCAGGAGATGCCTTTGACCTCTCCCTTTTAGGTTTTGATGACGAGGAACTCTCTGCTTTGATGGACATTTCCGAAGATGAAATCACCGAAGATGACTTTGATGTAGACGCAGAGCTTCAAAAGCCCGCCATCACCAAACACGGCGACATCTGGACGATCGGGAGGCACACCGTCATCTGCGGAGACTCAACCGATCCCAAGACATACAAGGCACTGCTCGGCGATACCAAGGTGAATCTCGTCTGCACGGACGCACCGTATTTTGTGAACCTCGAATCCGCGTCCGGAAAGATCAAAAACGATGATCTCACCGATAAAGAAGCTTACGACTTCCTCATGAAGGCTTTTACCTGTTTCAAAGAAGCAATGGCAAAAGACGCCTCGATCTATGAGTTTTATGCCACATCTAAATCTCGTATTTTTTACGATGCTTTTGATGATGCGGGCTTTAAGCTCGGAGCCGGCCTTATCTGGCGAAAAGAGCGGGCCCCTCTCATGCGTACCGATTGGAAGTTTAATTTTGAGCCGATCCTGTACGGCTGGCGAAAAGACGGAAAACACAAATGGTACGGTGACCAGAAGCAGAAAGCCTGCTTTGATTTTGACTCGGTGAAAAACTCCAAAACCGAAGGATTCGGGCATCCCTCTTCCAAGCCGGTGCCGCTGATCGCGCACCTCATCAAGCAGTCCACACAAACCAACGCTCTTGTTTTGGACGGCTTTTTAGGCAGCGCATCGACGCTCATCGCCTGCGAGGAGCTTGGCCGCATCTGCTATGGGATTGAGCTGGAACCGAAATACGTCGATGTGGCCTGTGCTCGTTATGCCGAGCTGAAAGGAACAACGGACGGCATCATCTGTCACAGAGACGGCAAAGACACCCCTTATGCCGACCTTCTGAAAGAACGGGAGGCAACTGATGAGTAACGTCTTAACGCTCGGCTCCCTCTTTTCCGGATCGGGAGGTTTTGAACTTGCCGGACTTACCGTCGGGATGAAACCGCTCTGGGCATCGGAAGTCGAGCCTTTTGCCATACGGGTGACATCCAAACGACTGCCTTTCGTGGCTCACATGGGAGATGTGCGAAACCTTGACGGAGCAAATTTGCCGCCTGTTGACATCATCACCTTCGGCAGTCCCTGTCAGGACTTATCCATCGCCGGAAAACGAAGCGGGATTGAAGGTTCCCGTTCGTCGCTTTTCTATGAGGCGATACGAATCATCAAAGAAATGAGGTGGAAAACCAATGGGAACTACCCAAAATACGCGCTCTGGGAAAATGTCCCGGGCGCTTTCTCCTCCCACAAAGGAGCGGACTTCGAAAAAGTCCTTGAAGCCTTCCTCTCCGTCAAAGGATATACGCTTGATGCGCCTCGACCTCAAAAGTGGCATGCCGCCGGAGAGATCGTGGCAGATCATTTTTCTCTCAGCTGGCGGGTACTTGATGCTCAGCACTTCGGAGTCCCCCAAAGACGCAAGAGAATCTTTCTTGTCGCAGATTTTGGAGACACAAGTGCCGGAAAAATATTATTTGAGTCCGAGAGCGTGCTTGGGGATCTTGAGGCGTGCCAAGACGAAAGGAAAAGACCTGCCGGAAATCCTAAGAGAGGCGCTTATGAAACAGGCAGGCTTGTTCTAAACGATCAGGGAGGATCGCGCATGGACATCTCAGAAGATGTCACGGGAACCCTGCGTGCACAGTCAAACCATCCTCCGCTGATCTTTGAAAACCACGGACAGGACGCAAGATACACAGGCCCCAATGATACGGCGCAGACCATCGTCTCCCGTTTCGGCACGGGCGGAAACAATCAGCCACTTGTGGTTGATCTGCCGTGCGCCTATTCGCTTTGCTCCAAGAAGAACAAGGCGATGTTTTCGGACATCAAAGACAACAGCCAGATAACCGAGACCTCCCGCACACTGGATACGAGAGGCTCCGATCCCGTCTGCAATCAAGGCGGAATGGCGGTTCTTTCCTACGGGCTTGACCGGGCTTCCTTTAATCAGGGGCAAAACGCCGCCTACGACTTTGCCGTGGAAAAAGAATGCCAGCCGACAATGGTTGCCAAAGGTCCGGGTGCCGTTGCCACCGAAAACGAGAGCGGCTATATCGTAAGAAGGCTCACTCCGACCGAGTGTGCCCGGCTTCAGGGCTTTCCGGACGGCTGGTGCGATGGTCTTGCAGAAGAAAATCCGAGCAAGGCTCAGTTTACCTTCTGGCGTGAGATTTTTGACCGCTACACCGATATGATGTCCATCCAGAGAAAAAGCGACAAGCAGATCAAAAAGTGGCTTAAAAATCCCTACTCGGACAGTGCCGCCTACAAGCTCTGGGGAAATGGCATCGCGCTTCCGTGCGCCATCTTCGTACTTGCCGCAATCAAAAAGAATAGTGGTATTTACCTGCAAAAATAACTTGCTATTCCTCCCGGTAAGAGTGATGTATAGACATACCAAGAAAACACCTGCAAAGGAGGATAAAGACATGGATTACCACTTCAATTTAACAGGCTCGGCAAGGCGACCGCTGGTGAAAGCCTTGGAAGACTTCACAAAAGAGAAAGCCACCTGCACCAAAGCGCCGACCTTCTGCTACCACATTGGCGAGCACATCACACTGGACAATCATGGCGTGCTCAGCATCAATGATACGGAAAAAGAAAACAGCATCCTGCTGACTTTATCGGAACACGGCTTTGTGCCGGAGGAACAGGAAAACATGGCGGTGACGATCTCGCTTCCAAGAAACAAGTTCACCGATGAGGCCCTCGAAAGGCTCTCCGAGCTTCTTTCGTCAAAAGAAAGCATCATCAAGCATGCACTTGGCATTGAAAGCGTCGCCTTTGAGGTGGACGAGGAAAAGATCAGCTTCCCGTGGTTTTCCGAGATGCCAAGTTCTGCAGAGCTTTCCGCCTATACCGCCTTCATCTCCCTTTTGGGCAAGGCGGCAAAGGAATCCAAGCGCATCACTGGCAAAGACCACGCAGTCGAAAACGAAAAATACTACTTTCGCTGTTTTCTTCTGCGCCTTGGGATGATCGGTGATTCCTACAAGGAAGCAAGGAAAATCCTGCTCAGCCGTCTTCAAGGCTCCTCCGCTTTCAAGTACCAGAAGGAGGCGGAAAAATGAAAATGCCAACGAAAGAAACGTTGGAACTGCTGCGGATTACTTTTCCTAAAGGCTGCCGTGTGGAGCTTCTTCACATGGACGACGTACAGGCACCGCCTGCAGGAACACGCGGCACCGTCACCGGAGTCGATGATACCGGCTCCATCCTCGTGGATTGGGATAACGGCTCCGGTCTAAACGTCATCTTCGGGATTGATGAAGTCAGGAGAATTCAGAAATGGACGAAAAAGTAAAAGAACAGATCCTTGCCATAAGGGACAGCGGTCTTACGAACATGTTTGACGTCAATACTGTGCAGCGGCTTGCCTTTGAGCGGGACTTCTACGAGCTTGTAAACTTCATCGAAGAAGATAAGAAAGCCTACATTCACTTCATCTTAACGGGCGAATAAAACCTTGAAATACGTGCTTTTATATCGATAAATAACTTGCTATTTCTTCCAAACAGAGTGATATATGTACATGCAAGAAGCACAGAAAGCCAAAGGAGGAAAACAAGATGAAGTACGAAGTAAAGGCCATAGAAAACGCCAAAACAGGAATGAAATGGAGCGATGTCGGCTGCCATCCCACACTTGCCCAGGCCTACCTTTACAGCAAGGAAGCTGAAAATGAACTGCCAAACTTTGCCGATGTTATCTGGGAACACGATATTGAAGAAATCATCCGGGACTTAAAAAAGTTTGGAATTAAGGAGTTTACGATTTCCAGCACTTTTTCAAGCCTGATTGAAACCATTGCGAAATTTGAGGAACTCGGCTGCAAACTGGACGGCATTGTAAGAGTAAAAGAACGTTATACGCACTTCGGAAGCGATGAGCACGCCTTGATTCCAGCTTTCAAAATGGAGGTGACAAAATGACAACCTTTGAAAAAGATAAAGCCGCCATTCAAGAAGATGCAGCAAATGCCTACGACATCCTAAAGGCACGCAAAGCAGAACTTCAGCGCATCGAGCGTGAAGGCAGAGCCTGCAAAAACGGATTCAGAAGACAGTGCCTCGAACAGGAATATGCACGGCGCGCTGCAGAATACCGCAAACTGGATGAGCTTTTAGGCTAAGGAGGCAAGCCATGACAAACAAAGAAGCCAAAAGACAGAGCTTTTTAGAAGCCACCGCCAAGTTAAAGGAAAAGAAGCGCCTGCTCTACGAACGGGAGCCGGAACAGAAGCTCTACGACGAAGGAAAGATCGCCTACAGCGAATACCTGAAGCGATACAAAGAGCGAAAGCAAAAGGAACGTGAGAATTTCAAAGGCAACAAAGCCTATGAAGACTACGATAACGGCCTGATCACTTACGATGAATTTCTTCTCAGAAACACGGAAAAATAAGGTCAAAAACCTCGATAAATGACTTGCTATTCCCTCCAAACAGAGTGATATATGTACATGCCAAAAGGAACACAGGCAAAGGAGGAAAAAACCATGACAAAGAAGATTGAAAAAACACTGCTCGCGATCGCAAAGAAAAACAACTGGGAAATCGAAGATCGAGGCGACCTTGAAACCAGGCATAACGACGGCGACGACTTCATCGAAGTTTCGGTCTGGGGACTGAAAGCGATGCTCGAAGAAGCCTACGCTGCGGGAAAAGCGGCAACGAAATAACAAAGAACGAACGTTCCGACAAAAGAGCTGATTAGGCTCTTTTGCTCGTAGAAATAGATTGATGACGAGATCGCAGAAGCGGTCTTTTTTTATGCCACAGAAAGGAGGATGGCATGCGAAAACTGAAAAACTATAAGCCGACCAAGTTCATGGCAGAGACTTCTCACTATGACAGGAGAAAAGCCGACTATGCCGTCTCCTTTATCGAGTGCCTCACGCACACCAAGGGCACATGGGCGGAAAAGCCCTTCGAGCTGATCGACTGGCAGGAACGGATCATCCGCGACCTATTCGGTGTACTGAAACCCAACGGCTACCGCCAGTTCAACACCGCTTACATCGAAATCCCCAAAAAGATGGGAAAATCCGAGCTTGCTGCAGCTGTAGCACTTCTTTTATGCTGCGGGGACGGTGAACAGCGAGCCGAAGTCTACGGCTGTGCCTCCGACCGTCAGCAGGCATCGATTGTTTTTAACGTGGCAGAAGATATGGTGAAGATGTCGCCGGCTCTTGCCAAGCGCGTGAAGATTTTAGCCTCACAAAAGCGGCTCATCTATAAGCCGACCAACAGCTTCTATCAGGTACTCTCCTCTGAGGCCTATACCAAGCACGGCTTAAACATTCACGGCGTGGTCTACGACGAGCTTCACGCCGCTCCGGACAGAAGGCTTTTTGATGTCATGACCAAAGGCTCGGGCGATGCCCGCATGCAGCCGCTCTACTTTCTGATTACTACCGCAGGAACCGATACCCATTCCATCTGCTATGAGCAGCATCAAAAAGCACTGGATATCCTGCGCGGCAAAAAGCATGACCCAACCTTTTATCCCGTAATCTACGGTGCTAAAGAAAGCGATGACTGGTCAGATATTGAGGTTTGGAAGAAAGCCAATCCCTCCCTTGGCATCACGGTGGGACTGGATAAGGTGAAAGCCGCCTTCCTGCAGGCTAAAGAAAACCCCGCGGAGGAGAACCTGTTTCGTCAGCTTCGCCTGAACCAGTGGGTAAAGCAATCAATCCGCTGGATGCCGATGGACAAATGGGACGCCTGTGCCTTTGATGTGGATGAAAAGGCACTCGAAGGCAGAATCTGCTACGGAGGCCTTGACCTTTCATCCACCACCGACATCACCGCCTTTGTGCTGGTCTTTCCGCCCCGTGATGAAGACGAGAAATACACTATCCTTCCGTACTTTTGGATTCCCGAAGAAAATGCAGAACAAAGAGTGCGCCGTGACCATGTGCCCTATGACATCTGGATTAAAGAAGGTGCGATGCAGACTACGGAAGGAAACGTCATCCACTACGGCTTTATCGAAAAATTCATCGAGCGCTTAGGCGAGCGTTTCAACATCCGGGAGATCGCCTTTGACCGCTGGGGAGCCGTTCAGATGGTGCAGAACTTAGAGAACATCGGCTTTACGGTCGTTCCTTTCGGTCAGGGCTTTGCTTCGATGTCGCCTCCCACCAAAGAACTGATGAACCTCGTGCTTTCCAAGCGCCTCGCACACGGCGGACAACCCGTCCTTCGCTGGATGATGGATAACATCTTCATCCGAACCGATCCTGCTGGAAATATCAAAATCGACAAAGCCAAATCCACCGAGAAAGTCGACGGTGCCGTTGCGCTTGTAATGGCACTCGACCGAGCGATCCGCATGGGATGCGATACGAGCGAGTCAGTCTATGACAGCCGCGGCATTTTATTTTTGTAAAGGAGATTTTGCCTATGGGATTTTTACAATCACTTTTTCATTCAAGAGATAAGCCGAAAGATCAAACCGCCGGCTCTGCCTTTCGCTTTTACTTCGGGCACACCACATCGGGAAAAGCGGTGACGGAGCGCTCTGCCATGCAGATTACTGCCGTCTATGCCTGTGTAAGAGTTTTAGCTGAGGCGGTCGCCGGTCTTCCGCTTCATCTCTTTCGCCTCAAAGGAAATGCCGGCAAAGAGAAAGCGACGGACATCTCCCTTTACTTTTTGCTGCACGATGAGCCGAATCCGGAGATGACCTCATTTATCTTCCGAGAAACCCTCATGTGCCATCTGCTCTTGTGGGGCAACGCCTACGCACAGATTATCCGAAACGGCAAAGGTGAAGTTGTCGCCCTATACCCGCTCATGGCCAACAAAATGACGGTTGACCGGGATGAAAATGGCACTCTTTACTACGAATATCAGGTCAGTAAAAGCGATGCTCCAACGCTTAAAAACGGACGGGTAAGGCTTTCTCCTTCTGAGGTACTCCATATCCCGGGCTTGGGCTTTGACGGTCTTGTCGGCTACAGCCCGATTGCGATGGCGAAAAACGCTCTCGGCATGGCAATGGCCACCGAAGAATACGGTGCGGCATTCTTTAAAAACGGTGCCAACCCCTCCGGTATTTTGTCGATGCCAGGCGTGGTGAAAGACCCGGAAAAGATCCGACAGTCTTGGGAGCAGGGCTTTGGCGGATCGCAGAACTCCAACAAGGTCGCCATTTTGGAAGAAGGCATGAGCTACACGCCGATTTCCATCTCACCGGAAGCCGCGCAGTTTCTTGAGACGCGGAAGTTTCAAATCGATGAGATTGCCCGCATCTTCCGCGTGCCGCCCCATATGATCGGAGATCTCGAACATGCGACCTTTTCCAATATCGAGCACCAATCTTTGGAGTTTATGACCTACACCCTGCGTCCGTGGCTCGTGCGCTTTGAGGAGTCCATGCAGCGTTCGCTTCTTTTGCCCGAACAAAAGAAAGACTATCTCATTCGCTTTAACGTGGACGGGATTTTGCGAGGCGATTATGAGAGCCGCATGCGAGGTTATGCCACCGGCATACAAAACGGCATCTTCTCGGTCAACGATGTGAGGCGCTTAGAAGATATGGATCTGCTCTCAAAAGAAGATGGCGGCGATTTGCATGTCTTAAACGGCAATGTCGTGAAGCTTGCCGATGCGGGATCGGCTTATACGAAAAACAAGGAGGATACCGATGAACCGACAGAAGAAATTTTGGAGATGGACGAAAAACAAAAGTCCCGATCCAAACGAAAATGAAACACGAACTTTATACCTGGATGGCGTGATTGCCGAGGAGAGCTGGTTTGACGATGAAGTCACACCGGCTCTTTTTAAATCCGAACTTGATGACGGCACAGGCAACATCACCGTCTGGATCAACTCACCGGGAGGCGACTGCTTTGCGGCCGCTCAGATCTATAACCTGCTTTTGAACTATCAAGGCAAGGTGACGGTCAAAATTGACGGTCTTGCGGCATCCGCCGCATCAGTCATTGCGATGGCTGGAGATGAGATTCTCATGAGTCCTGTTTCCATGCTCATGATCCATAACCCATCCACCGTGGCCATCGGAGATACACAGGATATGCAGCGTGCCATCGGGATGTTATCCGAGGTCAAAGAATCCATCATCGGTGCCTACAAGCAAAAAAGCGGTCTTTCTCATGCAAAGCTCGCTTCACTCATGGATGAAGAGACCTGGATGAACGCGGAAAAGGCAATAGAGCTGCACTTTGCCGACCGCATCACATCAAGGCAGGATCTCTATCCGCAAGGCGAGAACGAAGATCCTACAAATGGTGAAAGTGCCGTGCTAAACGGAAAAGAATCTGAAAGCCTCACGGAGACACCGATGCTCTTTTCACGCCGCAAGGTCGCAGCCGCCATCAATAAAAAGCTCTGTGACTATGCGGCGGCCTGTGAGGCAAAAACGCCTGCCCAAACGGCAGAACCGATTACCCACCGCTATAAAGTCAAGGACTTGGAAACACGCCTTGATCTTATCAAACACTTTATTTAAGGAGGAAACCTACCATGACGATTACTGAACTTTTGAACAAACGTGCCAAGACCTGGGAGGCCGCAAAGGCTTTTCTGGAATCCCATCGAGACAAAGACGGACTGCTTAGCGCTGAAGACGGAGCGGCTTACGACAAGCTGGAAGCCGAGATCGCAGCCTATAGCACAGAAATTGAGCGCATGTGCCGTCAAAAGGACATCGAAGACAAGATGAGCAAGCCGCTCGGTACGCCGCTTACGGCAAAACCGGCCGTGCTTTCCACAGAGACGGAAGAAAAGCACGGACGTGCCTCCTCTTCCTATGCCAAGGATATGCTCGTTGCCCTGCGAAGCGGCTTTAAGCGCATCTCGAACATCTTGGAAGAAGGCAAAGACGAAAACGGCGGCTATCTGGTACCTGAAGAATGGGACAGCCGCCTCATTGACAAGCTGACCGAAGAGAATATCTTCCGAAGCCTCGCCACGACCATCACCACGTCCGGCGAACACAAAATCAATATCGCGGCTACTAAGCCTGCCGCGGCATGGATCGAGGAAGGTCAAGCCTTAAGCTTCGGCGAGGCGACCTTTGATCAGGTGGTGCTCGATGCCCATAAGCTTCATGTAGCGATCAAGGTTACCGAAGAACTGCTCTACGACAATGCTTTCAATTTGGAAAGCTACATCATCGACCAGTTCGGCAAAGCACTCGGTAACGCGGAAGAAGATGCCTTCTTAAACGGCGACGGCAAAAACAAGCCGCTTGGCATCTTTGCCGCAACCGGCGGAGGAGAGGTTTCCGTCACACTCACGGGTACCGCGCTTAAAACTGACGATATCCTGACGCTCATCTACTCTTTGAAGCGCCCATACCGCAAAAACGCTGCGTTTATCTTAAATGACGCAACGCTTGCCGCCCTTCGAAAGCTCAAGGATAACAATCAGGCCTACATCTGGCAGCCGAGCTATCAGGCGGGAGAACCGGACCGTCTTTGCGGCTATCCGGTTAAGACCTCTGCCTTCTGCCCTGTTTTGGAGACGGGAAAAGCAGGCGTGGCTTTCGGAGATTTTTCCTATTACAACATCGGAGATCGCGGAACCAGGAGTTTTCAGGAACTTCGAGAGCTTTTTGCCGGAAACGGCATGGTGGGCTACGTTGCCAAAGAACGTGTGGACGGAAAACTGATCTTGCCCGAGGCCGTGCAGATTCTCAAAGCCGGTGCGTAAAAATAAACGTCTTAGCCATAAGGCGGCTCTCTTTATACGAGGGAGTCGCCTTTTCCTTGCAGGAAAGGAGGAAGCATGCTGAGCCTTGAAGACGTGAAAAACTATCTCCGCGTGGATTTTGACGACGATGACGCACTCATCGAGTCGCTCATACCCTCTGCCACCGAGTTGGTCAAAAACGTGGCACGCACCGAAGACCTCTCTTCTTTTGAAAACGGGCGCATTGCCGTGCTTTTTACGGTGGCCTATCTCTACGAACACCGAGAAGAAGCCGATCACCATGCGCTCACCTTGACGCTTCGCGCTCTTCTTTTCGGAGAAAGGCAGGTGAGCTTCTGATATGGATATCGCTCTTCTCAATGTCACCGTCACCTTCCAAAAAAGAACCGTGGAAAGTGATGCCATCGGAAACCAAATCGAAACGTGGAAAGATGACTACACCTGTGCCGCCACCATCTCAGGAGAAGGCGGGCGCGAAGTCTTTATCGCAGCTTCTGAAGTGGATAAGGCGGACATGGCGGTGACGGTCAGGTGGTGTACGAAAACGGCAGCGATGAGCACGACAGACTTTCGCATCGTCTTTCAGGGCTGCGCCTACGACATCGAAAAAATTGACCACCTGTCTTTCAGGAAGCGAGCGATCAAGTTTTTCTGCGTAAAGGAGAGAACCTGATGAGCCGAAAAGTCAAAATCTCCGGCCTTGCTGATGCCGTGATGGAAGAACTCAACGCCTATGCCAAAACGACAACGGAAGGCATGAAGCAAGCCGTCACCAAAGCGGCAACGACCACCAAAAAAGAAATCAAGGCGCATGCGCCAAAGAAGCACGGCGACTATCAAAAAAGCTGGACGCAAAAGAAAACCTCCGAGTCCTCCCATGCCCTGCAGGTGACGGTCTACTCTCGTAACCGCTACCAGCTGGCACACCTCTTAGAACACGGCCACGCCAAAAGGAATGGCGGCAGGACGAGGGCAATTCCTCATATCGCGCCTGCCGAGACAATCGGTGAAGAGCAGCTTATGAAAGAGATCGAAAGGATGATCAAAGATGGATGAAATCATAGAAATATTGAAAGAGGTCGCGCTTCCCTTTGCTTACGACCATTTTGAAGAAGGCCAGGCACCTGATCCGCCCTTTATCTGCTACGTAACGCCGGAGTCGCATAACTTTGCGGCAGACGGTCAGGTGTATTTTCCCGTGAACCGATTTTATCTGGAGCTTTACACCGACAAAAAAGACCGTGCGCTCGAAAAAAGAATCGAAGACCTTCTTATCCGCCACGATCAGTTTTTCGACAAGGCCGAAGTCTATATCAACGCAGAAGACCTCTACGAGGTTTCCTATTCATTTGAGTTGAAAGGATGATGAAACATGGCAAATAAAAACAACAAAGTCAAATATAACATTAAAAACGTCTATGCCGCCAAGATGGCAGAAACCGTCTCGAACGGCGTATCCACCTTTACGTACGAAACACCAAAACCCATCCCTGGCGCGGTTTCGCTGTCGCTTGACGCGGAAGGCGAATCTTCTCCCTTTTATGCCGACGGCATTGTCTACTTTAGAACCGTCACCAACAACGGCTACTCCGGGGATCTCGAGATTGCTCTCATCCCTGAGTGGTTTCGCACCGAGATTTTGCAGGAGACCCTCGATGCCAAAGGGGTGCTCGTGGAAAACTCCAACACAGCAGAGTCTGTGAAGTTCGCTTTGCTTTTTGAGTTTGACGGCGACATCAAAGCGATCCGCCATGCCTTATATAACTGCACGGCCTCTCGTCCTTCCATCGAGTCGGAAACCAAAGAAGATACCATTGAGCCGGGAACGGAAACCCTGTCTCTTACCGCAGATCCAAGATCGGACGGCCTTGTCAAAGCCAAGACCGGAGATAGCACTGATGCTGCAACCTATGCGAACTGGTATAAGGCGGTCTACGTGCCGCAGGCAGGCACACCAGCAGGAGGAAAATAACCATGATTGAAAAGACCATTGACGTTTCGGGTGTACCCGTAAAGTTTCGCTCGTCTGCTGCTATCCCGCGCCTTTACCGTGCGAAGTTCGGACGGGATATTTTTAAAGACTTAGCCAAGCTCGAAAAAAGCTATCAGGGCAAGAAAGATAAGGACGGCGGCTTTCCCGTTGAAGACTTAGAGATTTTTGAAAACGTCGCCTACATCATGGCGCTGCACGCAGACAAAAGCGTGCCCGCTTCCATTGAAGAGTGGCTGGACGGCTTTGAGATGTTTTCCATCTATCAGGTACTTCCTGAAATCCTCTCCCTTTGGGGTGAGAACTTAAAGACAGAGGTCTCACCAAAAAAAGGCAGATAAGAAGCGAGCGGCCCATGACAACGCCACTTCTTATGCTTCGTGCCTGTCAGATCGGCATTCCCATTGTGGACATGGATCTCATCTCCATCGGGCTGCTTCTCGATATGTGGACGGAAAAAGCAAACGACAGTGCAAGTTACAGGCGGCTTGCCACACAAGAAGATTTTGACCGCTTTTAGCACCCGATGAGGTGTTTTTTTATTGTTCAAGAAAGGAGGACGCATGGCCTCACGCATCAAAGGCATCACCGTGGAAATCGGCGGAGATACCACGGGACTGGATAAAGCCTTAAAACAAGTGAACTCCACCATCCGCACAACGCAGTCCTCCTTAAGAGATGTCAACCGCCTCTTAAAACTCGATCCGAAAAACACGGAGCTTTTGGCGCAAAAGCAAAAAATGCTGAAAAACGCCATCACAGCAACCAAAGAAAAGCTTGATACCTTAAAGACAACCCAGGAACAAGCCAAGGCACAGCTGGAGTCGGGAGACCTCGGCCAGGACAAATACGACGCACTGCAGCGTGAGATTGTCGAAACCGAACAAAAGCTTAAAGGCCTGCAGCAGGAAGCAATCAACACCAACGCAGTCTTTTCCAAGATGGATGCGGCAGGAGCCGCTTTCACTAAAGCGGGTGACGCTATCACGGGCGCGGGGCAAAAGATCATGCCGGTTTCTCTTGCCGTGGGAGGACTTGGCGTACTGGCGGTCAAGACCGCGGGTGACTTTGATGAAGCGATGTCGAAGGTCTCTGCAATATCCGGAGCTACCGGAGAGGACTTTCAGGCCCTGCGCGATAAAGCACGTGAGATGGGCGAAAAGACGAAGTTCTCCGCCACCGACGCGGCTAACGCCATGAACTACATGGCGATGGCCGGCTGGAAATCGAAAGACATGATCTCCGGTATTGACGGCATCATGAACCTTGCCGCCGCATCCGGAGAAGATTTAGCCCTCACTTCCGATATCGTGACCGATGCCTTAACCGCCTTTGGGCTTTCCGCGAAAGACTCCGGACACTTTGCCGATATCCTCGCCGCGGCGTCGTCCAATGCGAACACCAACGTCTCCATGATGGGCGAGACCTTTAGATACTGCGCCCCGATTGCAGGCGCCTTGGGCTTTAGCGCTGAAGATACCGCAGAGGCCATCGGCCTTATGGCAAACTCCGGGATCAAATCCACACAGGCGGGCACCGCCCTTCGTACCGTCATGACCAACCTCAGCAAGGACTTCACCATTTCAGGAAAATCCATCGGTGAGGTCACAGTGGCCACGACCAATGCGGACGGTTCCATGCGCTCTCTTTCCGGCATCTTGGGCGACTGCCGGGAGGCCTTCTCGGGACTTTCCGAGTCCGAAAAGGCACAGGCGGCAGAATCATTAGTCGGAAAGCACGCCATGAGCGGCTTTCTCGCCCTCATGAACGCTGCCCCTGCCGACATCGAAAAGCTGTCTTCCGCCATCGACAACTGTGACGGCTCGGCAGAAAAGATGGCAGAAACCATGCAGGACAACCTTCCCGGACAGCTCACCATCTTAAAAAGTCAGCTGCAGGAACTTGCCATCTCCATCGGTGATGCCTTAATGCCTACGATCCGAAAACTCGTCACCTGGCTTCAAAACTTCGTTGACAAGTTAAACGGCATGGACGAAGGAACGCGTAACACCATCATCAAAATCGGACTTTTTATCGCCGCCTTGGGACCTGCGCTTATTGTGATCGGCAAGCTGACCTCATCGATCGGATCGCTTATCACGACCTTTTCAAGCGTAGGAAAAGCGGTCACCGGCTTCATGGTCAAGATGGGCGGCATGTCCGGTCTCATGAGCAAAATAGGAGCTGCCATCGGCGGCATCTCTGCTCCCGTGGTGGCAGTCGTTGCCATCATCGGCACACTGGTTGCCGCTTTTGTGCATCTGTGGAACACCTCAGAAGGTTTCAGGGATTCCATTATCGGCACGTGGAACAGCATCAAGGAGGCTTTTTCAAACTTCGCATCCGGTATCACCGAACGCATCAACGCCTTAGGTTTTGACTTTCAGTCCTTCGGCGAGCTGGTATCTGCCATTTGGAACGGTTTCACCGAGCTTTTGGCGCCGGTATTTGAGAACGCCTTTTCAGCAATTGCCGCGATTTTACAAGGAGCCCTCGACATCCTGACGGGCATCTTTGATATTTTCGCAGGGCTTTTTAGCGGCAACTGGAGTCAGCTGTGGAACGGCATCAATGAAGTCTTCTCCGGCATCTGGACGGCCATCTCCGGAATCTTCACGTCTGTCTGGGAAGCCATCAAAGGTGTGACGAACACCGTGCTCTCCTGGTTTGGCACGAACTGGAGCGAGGTTTGGACGGCGATCAAGACCTTCTTTGAGAACACCTGGAATGGGATCGTCTCCTTTTTCACCGGCATCTGGGAAGGAATCAAGTCTGTTGTCACGGGAGCTGTAAGTGCTGTGTCCAACACGGTCTCCTCGGTCTTCACGGCCATCAGCACCACGGCATCCAGTATCTGGAACGGCATCAAAAACATGATTTCCGGTGTGGTAGGTGGGATTAAGTCAACCGTCTCAAATGTGTTTAACGGCGTGAAGTCTACCGTGACAAACATCTTTAACGGAATCAAGAGCACGGCCACCTCCGTGTGGAACGGCATCAAGTCCGCTATCACCGCACCGATCGAAGCGGCCAAAAACACCATCAAAGGCATTATCGATACGATCAAAGGCTTCTTCTCCGGCCTTCACATCGAGCTTCCGCATATCAAGCTGCCGCATTTTTCGATCTCCGGCGGCTTTTCCATCGTGCCGCCCAGAGTGCCGCACCTTTCCATTGACTGGTACAAGGAAGGCGGCATCATGACGAGACCGACGCTTTTCGGCATGAACGGAAGTGCCCTTATGGCGGGAGGCGAAGCGGGATCGGAGGCGATTTTGCCGCTCAAGTCTTTCTACGACAAGCTCGAAGGCATGCTTGCCGCCCGGGACACAACACTCATGGAAAAGTACCTCGCCATCATCGCCGGAAATTCGGAAAAAGACATCGTACTGGACTCCGGTGCGCTGGTCGGAGCACTCACACCAAAACTGGATGGAGCCTTGGGAAGACGCGCCGCTTACGTAGGAAGGAGGATGAAATGAACCAAAACATAGGCTTTGGAGCCACTCTAAACGGCAAACACACGTGGAAGAATTACGGGCTTGTCGTATCCAACACCGACGTGGTCGGTATGCCAAAGCCTAAAACACTCATCGTTGAGATTCCCGGATCATCCAAGCGCCTCGATCTCACAGAGGCTCTGACGGGACGATGCGAATACGAAGGACGCACGCTCTCCTTTACGCTTGGCGGCATCGGAAAGATCGAAAGCTGGGCAGGAAGGCTCCGAGCCTTCCTCGACGAAATACATGGAAAGCATGTCAAGGTCATCTTGGACTCCGAGCCGGAATACTACTTTGAAGGCCGAGCCGAAGTAAAAAACTTTGAGCGCACCCGCGCTTTGGGACAAATTGAGCTGGAGATTGCCTGCGATCCGTATAAATGGGAGCTTGCCGCAAGCGATGAGGATTGGCTTTGGGACTCGTTTAACTTTGAAAGCGGCATCATCCGAGACTATCGGGATGTGAGCGTAAGCTCTTATACCGACCTTCTTGTTCCCGGATCGCACGTTCCGATGGTGCCGACGTTTCATGTCAGAAACTACCAAGAAACCGAAGGCAGAAAAAACTACGTCTACTCCATCAAGCTGAGAAAGTCGTGGACGCTTCATGCCGGCACAAATCGTTTCGCCGACCTTGTCATTCCTGAATCCGGCGACACGCTGCGCTTTTTTGGAACTTACACCGTCACCGTATCTGTGAGAGGAGGAAGCCTTTAATGTACCAAGTGTTTTTAGATGAGCACGTGCTCTATATACCGGGCGATGATGAGGCTGTTCTTATTGATCCGGTGCTGGAGCTGGCGCTTGGAAAATCCGGCACATTTTCTGCCCGCGTACCGAAGATCAATCCGCTCTACGAAAAGCTCAAAGCGCTGGATTCCACCGTCCGTGTGGAGCGTGACGGTGTGGCACTTTTTTACGGCCGCATTTTATCAGTTGAGCGGGACTTTTACGGCACCAAGAGCATCACCTGCGAAGGAGAACTGGCCTTTCTTTTGGACTCCGTGCAGGAGCCTTCCGAATTTCATGACGTCTCGCCCCGCGCTTTTCTTGAGATGCTTATTGCCAAGCACAACAATCAGATGGCAAAAGACGGCGCGCACAATAAGCGCTTCACGGTCGGGCAGGTCACCGTTACCGACCCCAACGACTCGCTTTACCGCTACACCAACTGGGAGACCACCTTGGATGCCATCACCGACAAACTCGTCAAACGCTTGGGCGGCTTTCTTCGTGTGCGCCATGTGGGAGAGATTCGCTATCTGGACTATCTTGCAGAATCCGATAACACCAACACACAGGTGATTGAGTTCGGAGAAAACCTCCTTGACTACACCGACACGCTTTTGGCAGAAGACATCGCTACCCGTGTGATTCCGCTTGGCAAAAGGCTTGAGACATCAAGCATTGCCGCGCTTGAGGAATATACCACCATCAAGAGCGTCAACGGTGGCAAGACTTATGTGGAGTCGCCTTCCGCCATTCAAAACTTCGGTATCGTCACCAAAACCGTGAGCTTCGAAAATGTCTCTGTACCTGCCAACTTAAAGAAGAAGGCGGAAAAATATCTTAAAGACAGCCAGTTTGCCGATGTCACCCTGACACTCACCGCTGTCGATCTGCATCTTGTGCATGCCGATATGGAAGCGATGAAGATCGGAGATCGTATTCGTGTCATCTCGCCGCCTCATGGCATGGACAGGTTCTTTCCGCTGACGGAGCTTACGATCGCTTTGGATCACCCTGAATCCTCTACGGTGGTACTTGGAACCGAAGTGAAGGCAGGTCTTTCTGAGCGAAGCATCAGCGAGAAAAAAGAACTGGTCGAGCGCATTGAGCGGCTTCCCACACAGTCCGACACGCTTCGCCTTGCCAAGGATAACGCCACCGCTCTTATCACAGCAGCTACGACCGGACACGTCGTGACCCGCAAAAACGAGATTCTCATCATGGACACAGCGGATAAGAATACAGCCAAAAAGGTCTGGCGATGGAACGCAGGCGGCCTCGGCTATTCCAAGACCGGATACAACGGATATTACGGCACCGCCATCACGATGAACGGCGCGATTGTGGCCGACTACATCACGACCGGCACGCTAAATGCCGATCTGATTCGTGCCGGAACCTTAAAAGACAGAACCGGGAACATCAGCTGGAATATGAGCTCAGGAGCACTCAGTGCCAAAAGGCTCTCGGTGGATTCTCCGAACTTTAAGCTCACGACTTATGGGCACCTCACCGCCAAAGGAGCCGATATTGACGGCAGCATTGTCGCTGCCTCTGGGGACACCAAAGTCCGTGTGGGCTACGGCAAGCTCTCCATCTACTACCAGGACAAAGAACTGGGACTGGTCGGCGGAAACGGCTTTGCCGGCTCCAACACCATCGCAGGCCTCAACTTTGACCTCGAGCGAACCGGAGATTATATGACATGGGCGGCGCAGCCTGCGGGTGGCGGCAGCTATGAGATGGTTTGGACCTATGCCAGATCATCTTTCGGAAACTTCTCCGGCGGGATGTTAAATGCCGGATGTGACATCGACATGCACTACAACCGACTGAGAAATGTCAGCTGGCCTGACGGAGCCATTAACGGAGCCTTTCATTTTGTAAAAATCAATGCCATGAGCAGCGACGGTACGGTCGCCAGCTGGTCAAACGGATGTCGCATGCGGTTTAAAAATGGAATTTTGATTGAAGCAACATTTTAAACATGGAGGATACAGCAATGGAAGAACATGAACTGATCGAACAAAAGTCAAACGAAAAAGAAGCAACAAAGCCGGATGATACGGTCTTTCCAATCAAAGACGATGAATGGCAGAAAGCCATCGAAATCATCTTAGGCACCGACAAGCACGAAGAAATCTCAGTTAAGGATGCCTCTGAGCTCATTGCGGCTGCCCGCAATTTCAGAAAGATCATCGACTTCTTCGTGAAACTCTTCGGAGGTGCGCTATGAAAGAAAACGAACTGCCCCTCATCCTGCGCCTTGAAAAAGCGAGAAACGAACTGAGATACGCACTCAACCAAACTGCCGGAAAGTATGAGCTTCCCGGCTTTTTACTTGACCTCATCATAGAAGCCTTGCTCTCAGAAGAAAAAGGTCAGCGCATAGCCCTTATGAGCGAGCAGATCAGCGCAGCGGACGGGAAGGAGGAAAAAGAACATGGCCAACGTGAAGACCTATCTCAGTAAAATTTTATCGGCCGTCTACGGCAAAGACGTGCGCGGAGCCATCCACGACTCGATTGCCGCCATCAATCAGCAGGTTGAAACCACGACATCTGGCGAAGCTAACCGTGTTCAGGCGGAAAAAGAAAGAGCATCCGCTGAAACATCCCGCAAAAATGCTGAAACAGAAAGAACGAATGCCGAGGCATTACGGCAAAATGCAGAAAGTTCACGAAATGAAGATGAAAAAAAGCGCGAAAACTCTACCAATGAGTTGAAAAGCCGTATGAATGAAAAACTGAACACGGTCGACCAGAAGATCAGCGAAATGCAAAATCGAGTGCAAGAAGCTATTGACGCTGTTCCTAAATCTGTTCTCACACTTGATGCAACGCTTTCCAAAGAAGGCTATGCGGCGGATGCCAAAACAACGGGCGATGCGATCGCAGTACTAAGAAAAGGAAAAGAGCGAAAAATTTTTCCTCTGACAAGTAGCAATCCAGCCGTAGTATTCAAACAAGAAAGTTATCTGATCGTTGAGGGCCCTTTCGCTACCCTTTATTTCACGGCTTCTATTCGCTCCCTTACAGATAATTCCTTCGGACCACTGTTGGCTTTATGCGTTTCACCAATTAAGCCTGCTTCTGCAATCGTTGGAACAGCATTTATCATGGAGGAGGAATATAGTCGTCCTCTTATCATGCTTGAAACAGGCGCTCTTTGCCTGATGATAAATCCTAACCAATCATCTGCCACTGCAACCAATGCACCTGTTCTTAAGGAGTTTGAGAATCTGAATACCCAGGACACCCCGGTTTCAGATACACCACCTAAGCCGGACCCAAACAGAACATATACACTAACAGGAAGTATAATCTATCTCGCCACAGAAACTCAAGAATAAGCACCTATCCACTATTTGTTCGCATAAAGCCGTACTGACGGTTTTTTTTCATGTTCAAAATCAAAGGAGGAATCTATTATGAAAGAATTCTGGACAACCATTCAACTTATTTTTGTCGGCATCGGAGGCTGGCTCGGCTATTACTTAGGAGGCTTTGACGGACTTCTCTATGCGCTGATCGCCTTTGTCATCTGCGATTACGTGACAGGCATTATGTGCGCCGTCTCCGATAAAAAGCTCTCAAGCGAAGTCGGCTTTAAAGGCATCGCCAAAAAGGTCGTGATCTTCATTCTGGTCGCCGTTGCCAACATCATCGACACTAACGTCATCACACAGGGCGCGATTCTTCGCACGGCCGTCATCTCCTTCTATCTCTCAAACGAAGGGCTGTCGCTTGTGGAAAACGCGACTCATCTGGGACTTCCTGTCCCGGACAAACTCAAGGCGGTCTTGGCACAGCTTCATGACCGCGCAGAAAAGGAGGAAAAATAACTATGACTATAAAAGGAATTGATGTATCAACCTGGCAGGGATCGATTGATTTTAAGCGTGTAAAACAAAGCGGGATTAACTTCGTCATTATTCGTGCAGGCTACGGCTCGACACTTTCTCAAAAAGACAAGTGGTTTGAGACGAACTACGCCTGCGCCAAAGCGGCAGGTCTTCACGTGGGAGCCTATTGGTACTCCTATGCGGGAAGCGCCGGAGAGGCACGCGAAGAAGCACGTGTCTGCAAACAGGTGCTCTCCGGCAAGCAGTTTGACTATCCCATCTACTTTGATTTGGAAGAAAAGTCACAGCTTGCCCGCGGACGGGCTTTTTGCGACTCGCTCATTCGAGCCTTTTGCAATGAGATGGAAGCGGGCGGATACTTTGCGGGCTTCTATACCTCGCTCTCAGCAGCCCTAAACTACGTTTCCCCTGATGTGAGAAACCGCTACGCCTTCTGGGTAGCGCAGTGGAACAGTCGCTGCACCTATGGCGGTCAATACGGCCTTTGGCAGTATTCTTCGAGCGGCTCGGTGCCGGGCATCGCAGGCAGATGCGATATGGATCTTGCCTATGTGGACTATCCCTCCATCATCAGGAAAGGCGGCTTTAACGGCTATGGCAAAGGCACAAGCTCCGCTCCTGCAAGAAAGTCTGTCGATACGCTGGCCCACGAAGTCATCGCAGGTGCTTGGGGAAACGGTGAGGTCAGAGTAAACCGTCTTACCAAAGCAGGCTACGACTACGACGCAGTGCAGGCACGCGTAAATGAGCTTTTAGGCATAAAGCCGAAAAAGTCCATCGACACACTTGCCCGAGAGGTCATCCGCGGCGACTGGGGAAACGGTAAGGACCGTGTAAACCGCCTGACGAAAGCAGGCTACGATTACGAAGCTGTACAAAAACGAGTAAACGAACTGCTCTAAGCTGAATGCATTGATATGCCCGCAAGGCGTGAGGAGAAATCTTCACTCCCTTGCGGGCTTTTTTATTTTGTCCGCTCAACTTCTTCAAAAACCTCCAGAGGAACAGTAGAAGGCAGAAAAAGATTCGTCCATAACGCCCTCGTCTCTTCAGGGAGTGTTAGAGGGACAGCAAGACCTGCCCTCTGTCTGGAGGGATGATATGACAAATGATGAAAAACAAAGCATTTACAACATGAGACGAAACGGTGCAAGTTATGCCGTAATTGCTGCCACCTTAAATTTGTCGAAAAGCACCGTGGCTTCCTTTTGCCAAAAAGAAGGTCTGAGAACAGGTTCCTCAAAAGCTTTAACAGCACTACGCTACTGCAAATATTGCGGAAAGCCAATGCCCGTCAAGGAAAAAGGGAAAGAGCAAAAATTCTGCTCAGAGCACTGCCGGATGAGCTGGTGGAAAGAGCATCCGGAAGATCTGAATAAAAAGGCAATCTATATATTCACCTGCCCATGCTGCGGAAAAACTTTCACTTCCTATGGCAATGCGCACAGAAAGTATTGCAGTCATGCTTGCTATATCCAAGACCGATTCGGAGGCTCTCATGAAGACTGAAGCCTTCGCATCCGAGCTTGCCTATGAAGTATCCCGCTCCATCCTCTTTTCTTTGCTCAAGCAAAACATCATCGATAAAGAGGAATTCGTTCGTCTTGATCAAGCACTCATCGAGCGATACCACCCCGGCTTAGGTGCTTTATTTACTTGCTATTTCAGCTCTTTAGAGTGATGTATAGACACGGAAAGGAGACGATTCTATGGTTGAAATCATAAAAATCGAAGCAAAGAAATCACCGCTGCCAAACCGCAAAAAAGTCGCCGCCTATGCCCGTGTCTCTATGGAAACGCAAAGGCTGCACCACTCACTGGCGGCACAGATCAGTTTTTATTCTGATTTGATACAGAAGAACCCCGAGTGGGATTATGCCGGTGTCTATGCCGATGAAGGCATCAGCGGCACATCAGTGGAAAAACGTCCCGAGTTTATGCGCCTGATGAAAGACTGCAAGGCTGGAAAAATAGACCTCATCTTAACGAAATCCATCTCCCGATTCGCGCGTAACACGGTCGACCTCCTAAAAGTCGTAAGACAGTTAAAAGACCTCAACATCGAGGTCCGATTTGAAAAGGAAAAAATCAACTCACTTTCGGATGACGGTGAGCTGATGCTCACGCTCCTTGCCTCTTTCGCACAGGAAGAAACCATCAGCATCTCTAACAACGTCAAATGGGCCATCCGAAAACGCATGTCCGAAGGAAACCCGAATATACGAAATAACGTCTATGGCTACCGCTGGAAGGATGACACCCTGATTGTTGTTCCTGAAGAAGCAAAGATCGTACGGCGCATCTTTCAAAACTTCCTTGATGGAAAATCCCGCCTTGAAACCGAGCGTGAATTTGCAGAGGAAGGCATTACAACCAGAAAGGGCAACCGCTGGACGGACTCCAATATTAAGGTTGTTCTGACCAATGTCACTTATACGGGAAATTTGCTCTGTCAAAAAGAGTTTGTCGAAGATCCCATTACCAAGAAGCGCAAGAAAAACCGCGGTGAGCTTCCTCAGTATTTCATCGCAAACACCCATGAAGCGATTATCGACAAGGAAACTTTCGACTATGTGCAAGAAGAGATGGCAAGAAGACGTGCTCTGGGACCTCGGGCAAACAAGAGCCTGAACATCTACTGCTTTACCGGAAAAATCAAATGTGAGCTGTGCGGGAAAAGCTATATGCGAAACGTCCGAAACAACCGTGCCAAGCACTCCAATCTTGGGGATAAAGTCATCAGCTGGGTATGCGGCTCCAGCAAGAAAAAGTACAGTACATGCTCGGCAAAAGCCATCCCGGATCGAATCCTTAAAACTTGCTGTGCCAAAGTGCTCGGTCTTGAGGATTTTGATGATGCTGTTTTTAATGAGCAAATCGATAAAATCACGGTACCCAAACAAGGGGTTCTCATTTTCCATTTCAAAGACGGACACAGCATCACCGAAACTTGGGAAAATAACGCCAAAAAAGAATCGTGGGATGATGCGGCACGCAAACGCGCCTCAGAATATAGGCGCACTCATGCCATGAAACGCTCGGACGTCACCTGCTTTTCAACTAAAATCCGATGCGAACATTGCGGATGCAATTTTCGCGCACAAACACAAAACTGTTCAACATCTCCCAGCGGAAAACGCAGATACTGGCGATGCGCCGAGCATAACGGCTGTGACACCAGAGGACTCAGAGATGACCTCTTGCGCTCACTTACCGCAGAGGTCTTAGGTCTTGATGCATTCGATGACGCTATTTTTCTTTCGAAGATCGACCATATCAGCGTCCTTAACCGTGAAGACCTTGTCTTTCATTTTTATGACGGGCACGAGATTTCTCGCAAGCTGATCCAACCTACACATGAAGGCCACAAATGGACAGAGGAGCAGCACACCAAGTTCCAAACCTCCATCAAAGACTTCTACACGTCTGAGCGGTACAAACAAATGCGAAAGGAGAAGAAATGGCAAAACAAGTAACGACGATCCCCGCCAGTATCAAACCCTTCTCCAAAACACCGCTCACCACTTCACGCAAACGCCGCGTGGCAGCCTATGCCCGCGTCTCAACGGACTCCGATGAGCAGTTTACCAGCTACGAGGCACAGGTAGACTACTACACAAATTACATTAAAGCCAGAAATGACTGGCAATTTGCGGGTGTCTACACCGACGAAGGGATCACCGGTACCAATACCAAAAAGCGAGAGGGCTTCAAATGCATGGTCAAAGATGCCCTTGACGGAAAAATAGATCTTATCGTCACCAAATCGGTCTCGCGTTTTGCCAGAAATACCGTGGACAGCTTAACCACCATCCGAAAGCTTAAAGAGCACGGCACCGAGTGCTTCTTTGAAAAAGAGAATATATGGACCTTTGACTCCAAAGGCGAGCTTTTGATTACCATCATGAGCAGTCTTGCTCAGGAAGAATCTCGCTCAATATCCGAAAACTGCACCTGGGGACAAAGAAAGCGCTTTGCCGATGGCAAAGTGACCGTGCCCTTCAAACGTTTCTTAGGCTATGACCGCGGAAAAGACGGAAACCTCGTTGTCAATCCCAAACAGGCAAAAATCGTCAAACGCATCTATGCGATGTACCTGCAGGGAAAAACCTACCACCTCATTGCAAAGGCTCTGACCGAAGACGGTATCCCGTCACCTGCAGGAAAACCTCGCTGGAACCCAAGCAACATCAAATCTATCCTTACCAACGAAAAATACAAAGGCGATGCGCTCCTGCAAAAGTCCTTTACCACGAACTTTCTTACCAAAGAGCACAAGATAAACGAAGGCGAAATTCCGCAGTACTACGTCTCCGGAAACCACGAAGCCATCATTGAACCGGAGGTGTGGGAACTCGTACAACGCGAGATGGAAAGACGCAAAAACGAAAAAGGAAGACACAGTGGCGTGAGACTTTTCTCCGGCAAGATCTACTGCGGAGAATGCGGAACAAGGCTCGGTTCAAAAGTCTGGCATTCCAACGACAAATACAAGCAGGTCATTTGGCAATGCAACAGGCACTGCAAGAAAAACTCCCCCTGCAAAAACGGCGTGCATCTTACCGATGAAGAGCTAAAAGCTGCCGTCCTTTCTGCGACCAACAAGCTCATAGAGAATAAAGATGAGATTCTTAATAGCTTTCAAGAGATTGTCGGAGGCGTTTATGATACTCATACCTTGGAAGGCGAAAAAGCAAAGCTGGAAAGTGAGATGGATGTCTGTGCCAAGATGATCGAAGACCTTATCCGCCAAAATGCTGCCATCCCGCAAGACCAGAGCGAGTACCAAGCAAAGTACGAAGATCTGGAACGCTTCTACAATGAAAAAAAGGCGGCCTTAGCGAAGGTCGAAGGAAAGCTCAAAAAGATGCAGGCGACCAAAGCCGATATCAAGTTCTGCCTGAAGCAGCTACAAAAACAAGACAGGCTTCTGCAAACATTCGACGAACAGAGCTTCTGTGCTCTTGTAGATCATATCACGGTATTCAGCAAAGAAGATATCCGCATAACCTTCAGAAATGGATCAGAAATCAAGGCTCTATAA